AGGGCAAAGATCCACTACTTGGCCTCCTCAGGGGCTACGAAAGCGGTACACCGCTTAGGTCCTTTCATGGCTCGTGTCGCAGGCTTCGGCTTTCTTTGCCTTTTCGGCACCAAGTCGAACGGAAGCTCGTCGAGCAGGTATCTAAGTCCTGACTTATTCACATCCTCCTCGTCCATGTAAAACTCTTCCCACGGACCACGGAAAAAGCTAAGCCTGAACGAGCTTCCCTTTTTCACGCGCCATTTCTTAAGCGCCATGAGCTGCACTCCTTTCGTTACAAAAGGGGCCGGAAGGGGAGGCCGGAGCCTCCCCTCCCAGTCCTGTGCTCCGCCGACTTTACGTTGTGGTGTCCTTACACACACACACGGACTCCGGATTGATCAATCCAACGTCCATGGTGTAAACCGCCTTCACCTCAACGAGGTGCTTGGCCCACGCATCGCCACCGACTGAAGTCGAGGCAAGTTCCAGGCCGCCCCATTCGCAGAGGATGATATCAGGCACACGGGCGAGAATTATTGTCGCTTCATTGTTGCCGGTCCCGCCGTCCACGGTGATGTTAGAGGTCGTGTACACCGGGATGCCGTATAGCCTGGGAGCGTAAGCCTCCTGCTGTGTCGGGTTGATCACGAAATTGTTGGACTCGGAGTTCTTCACGAACCCGAGAATACCGTACCAGGTCCGCGGGTGCATGAACCAAGCACACCCTTCCAGCGGCACATTGTCGATCTCAAGCTCCTTCATGAAGTCGCGGAGCTTATCAAACGTTATTGCCGCTGAACCAGCCGTAACGGAGTTGACACCAGTGACGTTTGCGATTCCACAGGGTTGGCCGCCAGAATCGCTTCCTTCGAGGATGGCGTCATCAACGGCCCGCGCCAGCTCCTCGCCGAGGATCCTGCGTACAATGGTCTCAGCAGCAAGCTCGCTCGACCGGACGAGGAATTGAGTAAGCTGCACCCTGCCAACACACCAGTGCGGGTTGAGCTGGAGCTGGGCGGTCTTCATGGCCGTATCGGCATTGATGGCATCGCCCTCGTTGTTCAACCATTCTGTGCTCGGCGCATCGGTGACCTTAGGGATCTGGACCGGGGCACCGGTCGCTTGAAGAACCGTGCAGCCGGCCTTCCTGGCAACGACTTTTGCACCGTAGTAGGTGAAGAATTCGTCAGCCAGAAAATCACCGGCTACAAAGTCCGAGCCTTCAGCGGTTCCGCCGCCGTAGCTCAGGGTCTTGTAGTACCCCTCCTTCTGGGCGATCTCGGCGCTGGCTTCAAGCGCCATCTTCTCAAACGGCGCATGCTTCCAGTTACCTGTCATCTTCGCCCGGATATACCGCACGAAGGAGAACTCGTCATAAGGAATCTTGCCGCTCTTACGGATCTTCTCAAGGAACTTGGCCTGCATTTCCTTTGTGCGTTCGGCCACTTCCTCAGGATCGTAAGAGCTCCAGCTCTGCACCACTTTGGCGACCTTGGAGTCCGACTGCTCTTCGGCCTCAGCTTTTGCCTTGGCCTCGGCGAGAACAGTCACCTTCTGCGCAAGCGGCTTTACCGCTTCCTCAACGGCCTTGTTTATAAGCTCGTTGAGCTGCGTTTGAGTAAGCTCAATCGTCTTGCTCATGGTCGTTATCTCCCTCCATTTTGATTCTGATGGTCATTTCTTCGTTCCGTTCATCCGATGGGGGATCGTCCGCTACGATACGAAACCTAAGCGGAGATTTACCTTGGCCTTCCTCCTGTTTCTGCCTTTCGTTCTCCCCTTGGGGAGTCGATTCGGCTTTCCGCTCGGGAGCGAATGCCTCGGTAAGTTCCGCCCAAATGTCGTCTACAAACTTCAGCAAGTCAGGGTGATCCTTCACCCACTTCTTCGCCTTGTCAATGGTCCAGCCGTCGTCCTTCGGGAACCGAAGGCTTTGAATTTTGGTGGTGTCCTGCCCCTTGGGCCTGCCTATTACAGCGAAAACCCTTGGCTTGGATTTCTTAAGCGTTATCCTGCGGAAGCTGTCCTTCTCAAACTCATCCGGGTCGCGGACACGATACTTGATCTCGGTCCAGCTTTCCGAGTCTTCCCAACCCGGCTTTGTCACAACCTCGGGTGCTTCTTTGAACTCAGGGGGCTCTTTCCCGAACTGCTTGTAATGCTGCGCCAGGTGGTTGTAAACGCCTTTGCGGTCCTTCTCCGGAATATCGGTCTTTCCCTGCATGAGTCGGGCCATGGCCGCAGCAACCCCGCGCCAGACAACAGGCTGGGCACCGTCGCCTTTGTGATGCGGCAGCTTATACCATTGCCGCTCTGCAGGATCAAAGCCGTCTGCAGAGGAGTTGACCCAAGCGTGCATTCGACGCAGCTTCTTGGCGTCGCCGGTTGCCTTCTTCAGCTCTTCACCTGCATTCCAGGGCGTATCTTCAGGAGCTTTCGGCCCGTCGCTGTGTACCGAGTAGGGAATCGCCCCCTTTATCTCGACTCCTTCGTAGGGGTCTTCCTCAGATGTCGGCGGCGGCGTTTCCTCCTCTTTCTTCTCCTCCGCTTCACTTTTTTTGCCCTGCTCCTCAAGCTGCTTCTTTATCCGGGCTGTTGTGTGAAGCGCTTCGTATGACTGGATCAAGTCCAGGTGGGCCATTGCAAGCTCAACCTCACGCGGGACTTCCACCTGGCCGTTTGAGATGGCCTTGCGCAGGGCCTGGGGATTCGCCGGGACCGGGCAAATCGAAAGCTCCCAGAGCTCCTTCTTCTCGAATTTAAGTCCGGGTCTTAAGTCCGGATTCTCCTCAAGGCGCTTTTCGAGCTCTTCCTCGCTTTCCTCGATCGGCTTTGACTTCAAGCTCTGGAAGCCGACGGAAACGGCATTGAGAAAGCCCCCGTCCACCAACTTGCGTATCTGCTCTGCAAAAGGATTGGCATCTTCCGGGGCGAACTCCACCTCAAAGACCCAGCCGTAGTTGCCGTCCGGGGTTTTCCCTTTCTTGATCTGCAGCGTCCTTCCCACAGGCGGCAGATCGTATCTATGAGCCCACAAGACGACGGGGTTACGCAGGTAATTGTCAAACTGCCAGCCGTCAAGCGGGATCTCATCGCCCATTCGGTCCCGGATCGCGGTTGTGCCGATGAACCTGTACACGCGGTCCTTGTCCGGTACGGACCGCACCTGGCAGAAAAGCGTCCCTCTGTCCAACTTGGCAATGTCGGGTTTGCTCTGGTTACCCATTTTTAGCCGCTCCGTTTCCATTGAGCTTGTCAACTTTCTGTTCAAGAAGCCGAACGCTCACGATCAGCTCACCGAGTTTCTCGTTGAGCATGTTCTGTATCTGGGCGAAACGCTCGACCATTTCTGTATGCCATGAAGCCTCGCGTTCGCGCTGCCTGTCAAACTGCGTCTCTATCTCTTTCAGCCGCATTTTCAGGTTTCTCACTGCAAGACCCAAGTTCGCTGCGTAAGCTATGGCCGCAGCGGCCGTCGCAAAAACAGCCACCAAGCTCTGAAGTTCCCCTATCTCCACTTCTCAGCTTTCCTCTCAACTCAAAGTTGCACATTCAAAGCTGTCTCCACCATGTCCTTCAAAGTTCGCCTGGCAGCCTTAACGCCGTCGGCAAGGCCGCGTTCGGCGATTTCTTTTCTCAACTGCCTGTAAATCTCGCTTGCAAACTTCCCCGGGGTCCATGCCGGCCTGGCACCGTTGCCCGTGGCTTCCTTCACCGCAAGCTCAAAGGATTCAAACAGCTCAGCCACCCTCTGCTCAAACGCTTCACAAGCCTGGGCCGGGATCTCAATGGTATCACCCGGCTTGGCCCGCTCAGCTTGCTTTCTGAGCCTGAGCTTAACCTTCTGGAAAAAGCCCCTCGTGGCGGTGAGAAGCTCCGCTTTATAGGGCCTTGCAAGGTCCATTAAGAAATCAAGGCTGGGACCGGGTGTAGCTGAAGGCCGCTCCTGAAAATGCTGCCATTCGTCGGCAGGCGTGGCGTCACTGCGTTCCGCGGGCGCTGAAACCGGATGGGTCCTGGCAGAGACAAGGGGCTTCCCATAGGGAGCCACGTTCACAGGTACAAAGGAGGTATCACCAACACCAGGTAAGTTAGGGAAACCCAGCCCCAGCCTCTCGTTGATCACATTAAAAGGCACTCCCATGTTCCAGAGCTTAACCGCACGGGCAAGCTTGGCATCAAGAAGCTCCTGGAGCGCTGAGACCTCCGTAAGGTCAAAAGCCCCACGGGGACTTGTAGGCTCCACCTTGAGCGGGTCGTCCTCAATCGGAGCCCAAAGCTGCGAGTCAAGGGTGGCCTCGATCAGCCTTATAAGCGGAAGGACGGTGCCCTCCCAAAATTGGCGGTGAATGGTGTCAGCCGTCGCCTTGTACACCCGCTCCATAACGCCGAGAAGCGAGCTCGGCACGTTGAAAACAGCGCAGATCTCTTCCCTTGTGAGCTTCCTCTGGTCAATGAAGAGCATGTCATCATGGCTGATCGTGAAGGGGTCGTAACTTACACCGCCTTCAAGGAAGATCGTCCGGAAGGCTTTTTGCAACCCCTCGTACTTTGCGCTGAACTGCTCTTCTATGAGTTTCTTTTCCTCTGGAGTCAGGAGGCGATCGACCTTCAGGACCCCGCCCGGGTTGGCTGAGTTCTCAAAATAGCTCTTGTTGAAAAGCATTGCGGCCCAGTCCATTTGGACCGACAGCTTGGCCGCCTCAAGCGGGCTGAGACCCCAGTCAAGAGGGCCGCCGTAGGGGTTGTAAAGCCTGCACCAGACGATCTGATAGGGGGCAAGCTCAATGGGAGGCTCAGAGGGCCGGTTCGGGGGGCGATAGATCCAGCTTTTAACCGTGTTGGACTTCTTATCCGTAACAAGCTGGAACCTCTTGTGGCTCAGAACCACAATCCGCTTGGGCGCTTCGCGCCAACTGCGGCGGTCAAGCACCCAAATGGCGTTTCCGTTGAGGAGAAGCGTGGTAACCGTGGCGGACCACAGGTCCCCGTGGTTCCAGTACTGGTTCGGCTGCCTGAAAACACGCCACCAGGGGCCGCTTGTTATAGGCCCGCTTCCTGAGAAAAGCCTGTAGGGGACAGAGGCCACACGGCTGCTTATGGCGTTTACCGCAGCGTAAACCCAAGGATGCTGCGCATACGGCTTGTCAATGTCAGTGCCTGCGACCTTGATGGGGTTTACAACGGCCCAGGACTTCTCAAGGTAGTTGTCAAGAGCCGTCTTGGTCCTTCCCCTCTGTCGCCTGAAAAGCTCAAGGATCCTGCGAAACAAGGTCGCTACACTCCCAAATCGAGCCGCCCTCCACAGGGATCAGCCAAGCAGCGTAACCCGCACTCCAATGCCGCTTCCCACTTGGCGGACTTGAGAAACGGCGTAGCAAAGTGCGTCCGCCAGGTCGTCATGCCGGCCGTGCGGGTACTCCAAAAGTTCCTGCACAAGTTCCTTGAGCTGTCCCTCCACAGGTCTCTTTAATACCACCAGTCCGGACTCAAGTAAAGAAGCAAGCCTGCAAAGCCTAAGTTCCTTGGGGAGATTACCGGTACTTTGGGGATAAATGGGAAGGCTCAAAGTTGACGCAAGTTCCCGCACGATCTCAGCTTGCGCTTGGACGCTTTCTATGAAAATGGCCCGAAGTCCCGGGGCGAATCTCTTGGCGTATTCCGGCAAGAACCGCTTCAAATACGTAATGCTGACCCCACGCCTGGCCCAAGCGTCCACCACATAAGCCTTCGAACCATGCTGGCAGACCGTCACAATGGCAGTCCTGTCGCTTCCAGGCTTCGCACTGAAGGCCAAATCCATGCCCATGTAGTAAATGAAAGGGCCTTCAGAAGGCAGGTCCTCTTCGCTTATGTATTCCTCCTTGAAAAGGAGCTCTTCGGAGGAGACCGGCTTGCAGTGGAACGCACGGGCAAAAGCGTGGGAGCCTATGGCCTGCTGCTGCTGGATAAGTCTTTCCTTGGGCCAGACCTCGGGCCAGAGCGGCTTGAGGTCCTCGGTTATCCTGCGCTCAAAAACGGCAAAAGAGCCGCTCCTTCGCATGCGCATTAAAGCGTCGTCAGAATGCCAGGGCGTTCCGATCCACCAAATCCTGCCGCCTGCGGGGTGAAGCAGGTTGAACCACTTGTTCACAACGGTTTCGTGCACTTCGTCCCGCCTGCGTTTTGAAAACAGGCTGTTCCGGTCGTCCGTAACGTCGTCAAGGACAAGAAGATCGCACCTGTCCCCTGTAGCTGAGGTCGTAACGCCGTAGGCCTCAACCGAAGGGTCAATCGCCCCTGACTGTCGCACAACCGTGATAGAGCGGGCCGACCAGTTGCCCGGGGCCGGTCGAAGGCCGGGGAAGACTTCCCTGACCTGCCGGGCCGAGATTATTTCCCGGAGCAGCTTGACCCGCTTTCTTGCCAGGTCCTCCCTGGCACAGACCACCTTCACCCTGAGCTCGGGATTTTTGCCCAGCTCCCAAAGAATCCGGCCGAGGATCTGCGTGGTCTTGCCGTGATAGCGGGGAAAAATCACAAGAGCGCGGTTGTATTTGCTTAGGTGCGCTTGCAGGTCCTTGTGAATCTGAGCCTGACGCAGCGGCTGACCTGCCTGGTCCCGCATGACGTACATGAGAAAAGCGTTGGGGTCATACCGGGCCTGGCGTCGTAAAAGCTCCTTGGTAAGGAGTTTAAGCCGCCTTACCGCCTCGGCCCTCCCTATCATTAAGACGCCTCCTTAAGGTCCTGGAAAAGGCCAAGGGTATGCTCAATCTCCTGCTTCAGCGCTTCGTCTGAAAGCATAAGCTCAGCCGACCCGGCCTTCCCTGCCGCCTCAGAGCTTTCCGAGACCACCTCAAGCAGCTTGCGCTCCGCTTCCTGCGCTCTTACAAGCGCAAGGCCGAGATCAGCAAGCGCTTTGGCCTTCTTGCAGGGGTCTATCTCCTCGCTGCGAAGCTCCGCTATGGTCTCCTGCACCTCGCCTGCAAGCTCAAGCCATGCCTGGTCGATAATCTGCCGCCTCTGAAGCGCAGTGCGGCGGTACTGCTCCATGGCCTCGCGGCGGACCTCGGTTGAGCTTTCAGCCTTAACCCGGTCCCAAGAGAAATTCTCCTTCCAGGTGAGAAGCTCGGACCGTGGAACCCGAAGGACACGGGCGATTTCAGCAAGGGAAGAGCCGTTGCAGTACATGGCAAGCGCCTTGGCCCGCAAGTCGTCCTGTCTCTGAGGGGCGTAATGACTTTGAGGAGTGTAACTACTTTGCATGGTTCGGTCCTCCTGGTTATCGTTATAGCTGAGGAGGGAGAGCCATGGTAGGAAAACTTTACACCCTGATCTGGCCGGATGGCTCCCTATGCCTGGCCCCGCACCTGAAAGCGCAGCCTTTCCCGGACGAGGAAATCAAGACCTCCACCCTGCTTGAGCCGATCGTGGGGTGGTCGGACGTTGTTACGGCGCTCAACGATCTTGCGCTGTATGCCCGGCTCGGAGGGCAGCTTCCCGAAGTCTGGGAGCTTGAAATCCTTGCAGGAGCCACCGAGCTTGTCCCGCAAGGAGCCGTAAAAGGCGGCCTGTGGCGACATCCACACTTCATTGCCTGCAAAAAAGCCCGATTTGTAAGGAAAATAGCCCCTTGACAAGTGGGAAGAGAGTGTGGTATAATAATAGGTAGAGAAGTTGAGGGACTTCTCTTTGGGAGTGTGAGCACTTTACAAGGAGGTGCACCATGGCAAGGGGCGCAAAAAGCCGGAATAGGCTCGCTAACACTTGCGGAAGCCGGCTTAGGGAGAAAGATTACTGAAAGCACGGAGGGGCCGGATGTCCTTGCTTGTGTAAATCTTGACTCCTCCAGAATGTAGCGATCTTGACTCCCTCTTTAACCTGCCTACCATCCGGCCCCCATTTTTCTCAAAAAAAGAGATTGACAATAAAATATGTCTGCGAAGTCACTTACAGGAATAAAGAAGATGCGGAAGGTGACGCCATGAATACCAGGATCGCTTTTAAGGCCGTTCGGAGAGAACAAAGATTGAAGTCCTTGTGGGCGGGGTGCTGGCATATCGCACCCGTTGAGTACATTCCCGGCAGGTGGGTTTTCCCGAAAATTCCGGCCACTCCGCTTTTGTGTTTCGACCGGGCAGGTCTTGCCAGGCTGTGGCTTGACGAACTGTGGCCCGTAGTTTGGCCGGTAGAGCTTTGGGTGGTCGAGATGATTCCTGATGAGGATTACGGCAATTCGGTTCAGCTTTTGCTTGACCGGGGCGCAGATTACGACGAGGCGCTCATAAAAGCATTCTGGAGCTATTTTAGGGAGCCGAGGGAGGTCATTCCGGCTCCGGGGGATTGGATCTTTCTTGCAGGACGGGAAGTTTTGGTCATGGGAGCGCCTGTAGGGACCGTAGGAGCTAAAGCTGTAAAGCTGATTGAGAGGATCGGACCATGAAAAAAGGAATTGTTTGGAAGGTGGTGGAAAACAGAGGAGGACGCTTAATCTCAGCCATTATGAAACAGCCTTATATGGTTGAATATGCGCCAGGAGAGTGGACTGAAGGTGAGGCAGGACCGCTTTTTGCTTTTGACAATCCGCAAGACGCGCGGGATTGGATAGGTGACGACGATAAATATGCTGAAATATGGGAATGCGAAGCGGAAGAGATACGGCGACCCGACTCTGCACTCTGCACAGCGTCTATGTATTGCGTAGAGCCCAAAGATGTCAAGGAATGGTGGAACGGACACCTCGCGTTGGGAACGGAAGTGGGATGTCTTTCTGGGACGGTTGTCTGCGAAAGGATCAAGTTGATAAGGAGGATCTGGAAATGGAACAGCTCAACGGACAGTTGGACGAATGGTCGATCAGTTACTACACCGGAGCTCTCAAAGCAATGAAGGGGGAGTTTGAGGACCTCAAGCGGTCGTTGGACTTTGCGATGCAAAGGCTCCGGCGATTTGAGTGCAGGTTCGAGCAGTTTGAGAACCTGTTTAAGCATTTGGCTGCCGGGACCTGGAAACCTGTAGCAGATGCGCCCCAGAACGGGAAGCCGGTGCTGTTTAAGCTCTCAAATGGAGAGTTTGTCGTTGCCAGGTGGGAGAACGACAGGTGGAAGGTCATTTCGGAAGACGTTGAGCTTAAGCCGATAGCTTGGGCGGAGCCCCTGGAATGAAGAAGAAACGTACCGTCTGGAAAGTCGTTCGCAGATGCAAGGACGGGCTGCTTAGGTCGGCCTGGGTGCTTACAGCGCGAGTGGTTTATGTCCCCGGAAAGGTGACCGCCACCTTCACCGGGCCGCTCTTTGCTTTTGAGAGCCTGAAAGATGCCGAGTGGTGGAGGACAAGCTGGCACGCAAGAGGGTGGCCCCTTGAGGTCTGGAAGGCTTATGGAGTAGGGATAAGGAAAGTCCCGGCCATTTTGGATCTGCCCCTTGATCACTCGGTTCATGGATATGAAATCGCTGAGTGGTGGGCTGGGAGGAGAGAGCCGCCAAGCAAGCTGGTCTTTCCGCCGGTTGGCACGGTTATCTGCGATAAGTTGGTGCTCCTAAAAAGGTACGCCTGACGAGTGGAGAGAAGAGAGATCTGCTTAGGGCATAAAGCTGGTGGAACTGATGCTCATTGAGCGAGGAGGATGGTCATGAGCAGCAAGTACTACAAAGTGCTACGCAAAAGTCCAGCCGATGGCAGTTTATACTCAGTTGCTGCGGGGCCTTATAAGCTGAAATACAGACAAGGGGAGTGGACCCATGGGACCTGTGGGCCGATTCTCCTTTTTGAAACCCTCAGAACGGCGCTGTTTTTTACAGATAAAGCGGGGAGAGGAGGAAGCAGACTCGAAATTTGGCTGTGCGAGGCGTTGCTGCCAGTGGTCGCGGTCGTCTCAATTATTCCGTCCACAAGGCTGTGGGCGTTCAGCCAAGATGATTTGCGGACATGGTGGGCGCAGGAGCATCATAAGATGACGCCCGACGCCGTGAATGAGCCTTGGACGTACGCTCCGAGCGGGACGGTGGGTTCATGGGGCATAAGACTCCTGGAACCGGTTGACAATACAAAGGAGGAAGGGCGATCGTGACGGAGGTCATCCTCGGCTGCGATAAGTCCAAGAGGTTCTACCCCAGGGTGAGAGAAGTCCTGAAACAGTATGGAATAAAGTTCCGAAGAAGAAAGAAGGCAGAAAATGAGAAAGCTACTACAAATCGCGATCTGTAGTATGTTGGCCGGGTGCCAGGCTCGTTATATGACCTCGGAGGTTCCCGAACGACTGACTTCTGAAACCGGGCCGGGATGGGGACAAGTCACAAAGCCGATAAGGGAAATCCGGGTGCCGGAAGTGAAGAGAAAAAGCCAGGAGGCCGAGCTTGTCGAAAAGCTGCTCAGCTTGGGGTGGAGTGTGCAGGAAGCTAAGCCTAAATACGTCATAGCTGAAAAGCT